ACCCCTGCAGGATCACAGATCTGTCTTCGGCCATTGAGTCGATTGCTGTCTCTTTATCGTCCCCAGTGATCTTGACCAGATCCAAGAATCCCAATCCATGCGTGTGTTTAACGATGTCTTTTAAGATGTCTATCATAATACTCCTATTGTATATGATATTTAGATCTTAGTCTACGGTTAATTCAGAAATTCCGTAAACCACTGGATTTTGTTTACCAGGCTTGCGGAATATGGCGTAACTTGCCCCGGGGCGGAACTGGTTCATCTCCACGACCTCGTAACCTTCCTGCTGGATCATTTCCGTCATGGCGGTCTTGGTGTTGTAGTTCCAGTATCCTCTCTTGGCCAGGTCCAGTTCCAGGTCGTAGTGGCAGTCCGCGTATTGTATGAAGCAGTAACCACCGGGTATCAGCACCCTCTTGATGTCGTGCAGGTATTGTTGTACGTGTTGTTGTGTGAAGAAAACGAACGTGTCCCAACTGAACACCAGGTTACAACTGTTCTGTGGTATGTTGGAACATTCTGTGTTGCGGGTGGTGTAGAACTTGAGGTACTTGTGGTGCTTGGGGTTGAATTTCTTCCTGATCACTTTCTCCCGATCCAACAATACATCAAGGAAATAGTTGAGTCGCCATGCTCTGAAGTCCATAGAGAACATGCCATCACCGGGACCTATCTCTAGGCTATTGTAGATGTTGGTTCTCGCGAACTGAAATATCTTGCTCTGTACCATTCTTTGTAGATCGGTGTCAACAAATGGTCTTTGTTGTTTCTGATTGAGGTCAACTTTGAACCATTCCGGGGTCTTGTCCACCCTGTCTATGGCTTCCTTGTTGTTGGCGTCAACGGCCACTTCTATGTCCTTAAGTATTTTGAGATTTGAGTTTATCAACTCCTGCAGGTCCTCTTTTTTGACTTTTTCTAATTTCTCTATCAGCAGTTTTATCTCTTCTATGCTCAGCATGTGTGTATTTAGAATTCGAACAGTTTATTAAATGTGTTTGTGGTCTCTGTTGACTGAACGTCCCACCCCAGAACACCTATCAGGTTGTCTATTTTTTGATCCAGTATCGTGCTCTCCATGGCATCTCCGTCAAACGGCAGTTCTTTGAACCATTCCGGGATACGCATCTCGTCCACAGGGTATGCTATTGAAGTGTAGCCCAGTGGATTGGATTTCAGTTTACATACAATGACTTTCGCACCATCCGTTATGGGCATGGAATACTTGTCCCCATACATCTCTCTACACCTGTTCCAGTTCATGCTGGCCCTCACGTGTCCCGGCATGTTGGTCTTGCCCTTCTTGTTCTCCTCTTCGGTGTATTTGGTCATGTTGTTGGCCCGCTTTGGTGAACCCTTCTCCCAACCTGGCCTCGCCTTGAACTCCGCCCTGAATTCACTGATCTTTTCCAGTACCTCGTTCTCTGCCATGCCCGTGAGAACCATGTATAGTAGATCACTCAGGAAGTCCTGTACGAACACGGGGGTGTCTGATCTCTTCAGGTCTAGACCCATCGCTTTCATCTTGCCCGCCTTGCCTTCCGTGTCTGTGCGTTTGCCTTCCTTGTCGTAGTACAGCACCGCGTATCTCTTCTTTGTGATGAACAATCCTTTTGACGCGACCAATTCCCTACCCGCCGCAATCACCTCTCCCCGTGTGCTTGGAGTGTGGAACGCCCGGGTCATGAATGCCTTGAATGATCCATTGACCTCGTCTGATATCTTGTCATACAGTGCCACGACCGAATCCTTGGTCCAGGGTATCACACCCTCGTCTATCTCTTTCTTAAGAGTGTTGTATGCTGAGAAGTACACCGAATCCGTGTCTCCATACACCACGCTCTCGCCCTTGTGGTCATACTTGCCCGCCACAATCTCATTGACCTTGCTGGCCATGTGTCTTGTGATGCATCTGCCCGTCAGTGTCACACTCTGTCCGATCCTGATGTCAAAGAACCTACATCCTGGATTCAAAATGGCACCATACAGACTGTTCAAGTTGATCTTTTTTACAAGTTGTCTTTTGTCCCAATACTCCCGTTCGATCTCGTTGTCGCCGCACTCACGCATCTTCTTCTGCATCTCCTGTCGCTCCGCGTACCAACGCTTCAACAATCCCGGTATTATGGCCTCGTATTCGTAGGTGAATATGGTGCCGTTCGCACTCAACATCCACTTGTTGTTGCCATCGAAAATTATCTCATACAGTTGTGCCGCACTCATCCTCACACTGGTTTTGTCCTCCCAGTCCACTATGATCTCCGTGCCCTTGTCCTGGTTCATGACCGCTTGGTACTCCCATGATCCAAACTGGCTGTCCCATGCCTGTGCGAATGATTTCTTCTGGTGCTTGGCCCTGTTGATTTCTGCCGATGTTATCACTGGTCTTATCTGCCCCACTATGGTCTCTGGTCCCATGTTCAAAGCACGGATCACAGATGGATACAGTGAGTTGATGTCAATGGATCCTATCCAGTCGTGTATGCCCTTCTTGGGTGTGGCCACGTATGCTCCAGCGGCCGGTTGGTTCTCCTCACCTTCCTTCTTGTATTTCCTGCCAGGCACTTGCATGCCTCGCCTGTGTGCCTCGTTCACTATGGCTTGTTCTGTGACCGCCACTGCGCCCATCGTGGTCTGTAGTAGCACGGTGTTCTGGTGTGCTATCTCGTTCGCGAGCTCTATGAACTTCAATTTCTTCTCAAGTTTGGCCAGCAGTGCTGTGTCCTGCCTGTTGTATTCTATGAACAAGCCGAAATCATTCTTGTAAAGGTTGTCCAGTGAACCCTCGTACACGGTCTTGCGTTCTCCCAGTTCATGTTCGCCTATGGCATCTAACCTAAATGAATGTCGCTCTTCGTATGTGTACTTCCTGTAGAGTTCAAGCAAATCCAGGTGCACCCTTCCTACCAGGTCAAAGCTCAACTGCTCTCGGCCGTACTTCTCGAAAACCCTCTTCCTGGGCTTCTCACCCCAGAAGCACAATCGCCTCGTATCGTCACCGCTCAACACTTTTTGTATCCTTCCCACTGTGTATGGGATATCGTATCCCTCTGAGTTCCACCCTGACAATATGTCTGCGTCCTCAACCAACTGTAGGAACGCGTCCAGCATGTCCTTCTCCTTCTCGAACAGCATGGTGTTGTCGAACCTCTTCGTGAGTTCTTCCGCGTCCTTCATGCTGATGGTCTTTGGTGGCACGGCCAGTGTGACCAGTTGGTCCGTCCAGCTCATGTAACAACTTATGGCAGTAATGGGCATGAACGGATCATCTGTGGTTGAGTAACCTCGATCTGGATCGAAGTCCACCTCGATATCAAAAAACATCACGTTGAGTTTTGGAGTCTCCTTGCCCAGGTAATTCTCTTCCAGGCATCTGAACACTGGATTGATGTCGTGTTCGTAGAGTTGTTTGTTTGATCTTATGCGTTGCTCTTTTATGAATTCCTTGTGTGTTGAACAAACCACGCGCTGTAGTGGCTCTCCGGTCATGCCCCTGTGCTTGCCTCGGGCGTCGGGATAGTAGAACACATACCTGGCGTCGTACTCCGTGAATATACGACCCTTCTTGGGATCACGTTCCACCACGTATATCCTGTCCTCGTCCTTCTTGAATAGTGCGTCTATGTAACTCATCCTACCACCAGTAACTGGCCACGCCGTAGCCGTAGACATTTATGATCGAGAAGTAGCCAGTGATCATCATCACGAACGCGGCGTTCCTCCTGTAGGCGGCGTAACACTGTGTGGTCGCCCCGATGAAGAATCCCGGATATATTATGGTCATGTCTGGATCCGCGGCCGTGATCGCCAGTGTGAGGCTGGCCCCCACTGTGAAAATGAAACTGACCAGTTCGAAGTAGAACGCGGTCCTGTCACTCTCGAAACTGCGAAGCCAGAATGATCTGACTCTGCTGAACATTAAAGTTTGCCGGCGGTGTTCAGGATGCTCTCCAGCGTGTCCATCTCGTCAGCGATGTTCTGGTAGTTGCCCTTGTGTGCCACAGATATGGCCTTGTTGATCAGTGCTGGTTTCAGTTCCAGTTCTTCCGCTATCGCCTTCACTGTGTCTTTTAATCCACCTTTGAGATCTTCTACCTCACCCAGTACTTGTGAGCCCTGTGATATGATCTGGATCAGTTTCTGCTTTTCAGCGTCGTTGAAATTTCTTACTGCCATTTGTTTCTCCTGTTGTTAAGCGTGTATTATATTTTAGTTCTTGACATTTTGCAAGTCTATCCTTCGTTGAAATGGATTTTTTGTTTGGTAAAAGGATAGTCCACAGACTTCATATATTCCTGCATCCATCCTTTGTATTGAGAGTTCTTCAAATCCACGGTGGTATTTAACCATGCCTGCACAACCTCGCAGTCCAACATAGGGTTCCTTGCCTCGACCCCGTAATAACCACATGCGAAATCGATTACAGTGTTGCTTTTGGTCAACCTTGGATAGTGGTTGTGGTATGGCCATATCAATGACATTTCTTCTGGCCAACGTCCGCAAGACTTGCCAAGCCTCTTTCCTCCCAACTGGGACTGCCAATCGTTGTATATTTCATCGCCACCCTGTCCGGTGATCAAAACCTTGTGTCTATTCTTACTGGTCACATACACTCTGAGAATGTTCAGTATGGGATCCAGTTCTGTTCTTTCCCAAACGTCTGTGTTTGGCATTATTTTTTCCAGATTTTTCCTCTCCGGTTGCTGGCCTCGGTATAACACAGGGTAGGTCTTGTGTATTTTGTTCCTTTGAGATAGCGTGTCTTTGCACTCCAGTCTCACGTCACACACACTACTAAATTTGTCACCGAACAGTTTTTTTGTAGCCGCATTGATCACGCCCGAGTCAAAGCCGGAGCTCTGGAGGTTAGTAGTAATTTTTGGATCGTGCCTGTTTGAAACGGCTTGCTCGAATTTTTCAAAAACGGTGTCGTAGTTATTTTTGTATTGTCTGAAGTCCCATACCTTGTTAGTCAAGCACTTTATCGAATAATTATTTTTGTCTAACAAATAGATCTTGTTTTCATCACACCTTAGGACCGCCTCATGCTTATTTAAAACATTGGAAGGAATGCTGGATATGGTTATTTTCTTTTCTCTTTCACTGTGATAGAACCAAAGGTTCCTTTGATAGAAATGATCACTGCAAAAAATGATGTGTGTTTCAGTAACGTATATCAATGCGTATTCTCCACGGAGGTTGCGTATCACTTCTATGTTCTGTACGTGGTCCTTATCCAACTGGGATGATATCCAAGCGGCATCATTGCCCTCCATGCCGTAGGTGGATCCGTTGTACAACAGCACACCCTTTCCGTTGTCAATGGGTTGTTTGGTAGGCTCGCCTATTGTGTTGAGATTGCTGTGGAAAAAATAACCAAACTCGTTTGTGATAGTGTTCTTATATTCTGGTCCACGCCTTTCCAGCATTTCCGTACTGCCTAGAGCGATACTGTCATTAGAAAATAATATTCCACACATACAATTATTATATTATGATAAAATATATATGTCTATTTTTTCTTGGTAGCGACATTTTTCGCTTTACCACGCCTCTCAGGATTGGGATCCTGTCTGCGTTTCCTCTGTGCGGCACTGGCTCTGCCCTTCTTACCAAGTGCGTAGGCCTTCTTGGCTGGTAAACACTTGGGCTTGCCTTCCTTGTCTGATCCACGGGCACAGGCTCCCCTGATCTTGCCCTTGGGACCAAATCGCACCCACTTGTCCTTGAACCATTTCCTTAAATCTTCATTTAGTGTTTCTGCAAATAG